GATACCGATACCGCTGGATATATCTTCCTAGGCACTATCACCGTCGACAACGTCACCACCCCGACGACCTTCACGGTCAGCCAGAACGTCACCGGCTCCCTGTGGGCCGACCGCCTCAAACTCGGCACGACCACGGCTGTCTACTATTACGCCCGCATCTGATGGGCTACATCATCGGCGAGTATTCCTACCCTGCTACTTGGCGGGCAATCCGCACCGTCGTTTCAAACTTTAACGCAACTCCGAGTGCTCCTACGTTTGGAGATCATAACGCAGCCTACCCAGCCAGCGCGGCATGGATTAAGACGACGGCAGGCAACGGCCTGTTAAGGCATACACACAACATCGGCGGGCCTGAAATTAGGTTTACTCAGAATACCCCGCCTGCCACCGACTCTCTGCGGCTTGAATACTTTTATGACCCCTACCCGGTTGACCTGCTAGGCAGGACCGTCACGACTAGCACTAGCTCGTTTACAATCATTGCAGGGCACTTCACTGGGGGCGCCGCCGCTGGAACGGGTGGCACAACGCCCGTCCTTACGATTGGCTACTTTCAGAATATCACCTAACCCCCCCTCCCCCCTTCCAACTCCCGCAACGATAAGACCCGATGAGCTGCACCAACCAAGTTACCGTCTCGCAGGGCAACACTTTCGCCTGCACTTTCACCTGGACGCCCGGGGCGACTGGCCCGGCTAACCTCCTGACCACGACGATCACCTCGACCCTCGAGGACCGCGACTTCAATGAGTACGCGATGACGGTCACGATCGCCGGCGATGGCCTGTCCTTCACGGTGACCTACGCTGGTTCGACGGCCTCTTGGGCGCTGGGCCTAGCTCGCTGGGACATCAAGTTCGTCTTCCCTGGCTCAACGGTGAGCCGCTCCGAAATCTTCCGCGTCAACGTCATCGACTCAGTCACGGTCTAAGACCATGCCCGACGCGATCATCACTTCGACGGCCTCGACCTTCGGGACCATCTCTGGTACCTTTGCCGCCGACCAGTCGACCATCACCGGCACAGTCACTGGCACGGTCACTGGCACCCTGTCGGGTAGCGTCGGCGTCCCCGGGCCTGCGGGAGCTACAGGTGCCACAGGGGCCACGGGTGCCACAGGCGCTACTGGTGCAACAGGTGCAGGCGTGGCTGTCGGCGGCACGACCGGGCAGGTACTTCAGAAACTCTCTGGGGTAAACTACGACACTGGCTGGCTGACCCTTCCTGCTGATTACATCACCAGCGTCTCGGCTCCCCTGGCTGTCACGGCTGGCAATCTGGCCGTTGACCTGTCGGCTTACCTGACCTCGGCCACGGCGGCCAGCACCTACCAGACTCTGGCGGGAATGTCCTCGTACCTGACGACTTCGGCTGCGGCCTCGACCTACGCGGTGATCGCGGCAGGCCAGCCTGTTGCCGGAAGCACGGGGCAAGTCCTGACCAAGAACTCAGGCACGAACTACGACTCCTCCTGGGCGACCCCTGTAGTCGGCGACCGCTACCTGACGTCCTCGACGACGAGCAACACCCTTAGCAATACGACTAAGACCTTCACGATTGGCACTGGCCTCTCGTACACGCCGACCCAGAACATCACGATTTCTTACGACGCCTCAAACCATATGCACGGCGAGGTGCTGACGTACAACTCGGGCACTGGCGTCCTCACCGTGGACGTTAACAACCACACCGGGTCGGGAACTTACGCGGCTTGGGTGGTCAACGTGGGCGGCGTTACCCCGGCGACCTCGGTGGCCTTTGCTGACATCACCGGGGCCGTCTCGGGTAATGCTAACTTACAGGCCGCGCTCGACCTCAAGGCCAACCTCGCCAGCCCGACCTTTAGCGGAACACCGACCCTACCGACTGGCACGATCGGCACGACGCAGTCACCGGGCAACAACACGACGGCGCTGGCGACTACGGCGTTCGTGACGGCGGCGGTTCCGGCTCTGGCTACTGTTGCAAATGCTTTTGTACAGAACAACACGGCAGCTGTTACCAGCCTGACTTCGTTACTGGCTTCGGTCACTCCTGCGGTCTTCCATCCGATGCCTGTTTCGATGTCGGCTGCTCAATCAGGAACAGGTGCGACATCTTCTCCTGGAGGTTCAAGCATCACTCCGATGTTTATTTCTCTACAGGCTCCGAACGCTTTGACGACTGGTTACGCTGCCAAGGGAATAATCATCGGCGCGCCTTCACTAACTAACGCAAGTTCAATCAACTGGTCGAAGCCAATGGCTCACTCTTGCCGCCTTGCTTCTGGCACTCTTGGCACTGCTAAAACCGATGTTAAAATCCGGGGAGTCCTTGGGCGTGACGGTAATACTTTCCAAGTTCCAAGCACACTAGCAGTCAGGGGTTTCGGCTGGGAGTTCGACCATTTTACAGGAGTCCTTTCTGCAATCGCCCATAACGGCTCTACGCTCACTACCACCGCAGTCACATTCACTGCAGTTAATTTCCGTTGTTATGACATCACAAGTTATTCAGACGGAGCCGGTAATATCTCAATCTATGTGAACGGAGTATTGGCTGGAACAGGAACAGGTGGCCCGACTGGCATCGCCGGTGTAACAAACATCTGGGTTCAATGGGAAATCCAAAACACTAGCACTCTCTCAGCCGCCAACACTAACTGCTCAATGGGAAACCCTAAAGTGATGACGACCTTCTAATGAAAACGACCTATCGCATCAGCTCATCTTTTCTTATTGGAGATTTTCAACAGCTACTGTGCTTAGTCTTCCCAGCGTGGAACGGTGAACCTGTCTACTCTAGCGAGTATTTAATCACCGTCACCTTCGACACCCCGCAGACCCCCGCCGACCTCGGCCCACTCGTCAAAGTCGAAATCCTCCCAACCGAATGATCACCATCCTCGTCTGCACCCTCATCGGCTTTGTCGGCGGCTTCTACGCTGGCATCAAGAACGCCAAGTCCGCCAAGGTCGAGAAGGCCAAGTCCATCCTCGACCAACTCAAGGGGAAGTAAGCCGTGCGCTCGCTCCTAGCCATTTGCGTCACGCTCCTGGCTGGATGTGCCACGTCCCTCGACCCGCTGCCGAAACAGCCGGACGCCCCGACGAAGGAGTCAGTCGTCACGACCCTAGGCAAAGACCTCGATAAGACGGATCACCGCGTAGGCGCTGCCCTCGTCGCTATCGAGCGTAACGCCGCCTCCCCCAAGGTCGTCGTGGCTGAGTCCCGCCTAGCCCAGTCCTATCTGCCCGCCCCTCCCGAGGCCGATGTCGCCTTCGCTATGGCTAGGGCTACCAAGGCCGACCCGCTCGACTACAAGAAGCAGATGGAGTTTGGCCGCAAGTTAGCGACCGCCGTGACCTTAGCCTGGGAGAAGCTCGAGGCCGACCAGAAGGAATCCCTCCGCGTCTCTCAGCTCAAGGACGCCCGCATCAAGGAACTCACCGCCGAGGTCGAGCGCGTGAAGCGTGAAGCCTCCGACAACATCTGGACGCTCGCAGGCGTAGGCATAGCCGTCATCGGCGCCATCGCCACGGCCTTTGCCGGCCCCAAGGTAGGCATCCCCCTGCTCCTCTCTGGTGCCGCCATCGGTGCCTTCCCCTTCGTCGTCGACTCTGAGTATTTCTCCTACATCGCCGGCGGGACTCTAGCCTTGGCCGCTGGCCTTGGCATCTATTGGCTTTGGGACCGAGTACGCGACAGCGCCAACGCCCCCTATGAGCCGCCGCAAAAGTAAAGTGAAAGTCGTCTGGCGGAAACTCGGCAAGGAGAAGGCATGGGGTCAGGCCACGATCGGCGAGAACCTCATCGAGATTGACCCGCGTCTCGGCGCCAAGCGTCAGCTCGAAGTCCTCTGCCATGAGCAGGGGCACCTGACCTTCCCGGATAAACCCGAGGCCGAGATTGACCGACTAGGCAAAGACCTCGCCGCCCTCCTCTGGGCTCAGAACTACCGCAAGGTCGTCCTCGCCCCTAACGCCAAGCCCCCGCGCATCACATGACCACGGAGACCTTCACGACCATCGTCGTCCCAGGGATTGCCTCCGTGGCCTACGCGTCCGCTGGCATCGCCTGCTTCTTCGCCCATCGCCCAGCCCTGGCAGTCATGTGGCTGTGCTACGCCATCGCCAACATCTGCCTCCTCTCGACCGTCCTCCGTAAATGAGCCCGCTCTCTACCCCTCCCAGCCCTGACGATATGCCCGTCGCCCTCCGCGACATCGTCTTCGGCATCCTGATCGGCGCCATCGCTTGGCTCGTGCGCTACCTCTGCTCCCCGGATAAGTATTCGATGGGCTACATCTTGCGCCGTACCGCCACCGCTGGGCTGGCCTCACTCCTGGTTGGCCTAGCCACCAAGGGTTACTTCTCCTCAGAGGGCATGGCCTTCGCCGCGGCAGGGTGTGCCGGGTATGCCGCCCCCGAATTATGGGACGCCCTTTTAGCCCGTGCTAGGGCTTTGAAGGCTAAGTCCCCATCCAAGGAGTAAAGACGCCTCCTAGGGCAAGCCAGAGGGGTCTAATGCCCCTTGAGGACGGACACCTAGGGGCATAGTGGACGCAGTCGGGTAGGGGTACGTTCGTTCATGGCGGGCCCCGATGACCCGAGGGACACGAATTGCCCTGACCCCTTTAATGGGGTCACAGGGTATTTGCGGAAAGGTGCTTGACGAATGCAATTCAGTCGGGCAAGGTGCTTGTCTAGCCCAAACCTATGACCACCGAGAACATCAACCTAAACGCCCTGACCCACGAAGCCCTCTCCGCGATCTTCTTCGCCGACATGAAGCTCGTCGGAACGCCCGCCTACATCGGCGTCGGCTTCTTCTGGAGCATGGAATACAAGCACACCCTGCGCGATGCCTCGGTCGCTGCTCGCCGCAAGGTTCACAACGCCTTCCTTAAGGCCGGCCTCGCCATTGACGGCGCTTCCCCTGCCCACGCGGCTATCGTTGCCCGCTTCGCCCGCTAATTTCCCGCCCACTAAAACCAATGAAAGCCCTCATCACCCTGTCCTTCCTCATCATCTTCGGCTGGCTGGCCGTCGTCACCTTCTGCGGGCCTCAGCTCGCTCAGGCCATCGACCGCTCCCTGCCCGGCTACGTGGCTAAGCCCACCGCGCTTAAGCGCGTCCGCTAATTTCCCACCCACACCACACATGAGCAATACCACCAACCCGCTGGAACTCCTGAACTCCCTTCAGGCTGTTCGCAAGTTCCGCCGCACTCCCGTAACCACCAACCTCCGAAAGGAAATCGAAGCCCTGGAGAAAAGGGTTTCCGTCCTCGAGAAGATGATCGCCGGCATCCCGGCCAAGGAAGAGCCGCAAGTCCCCGAGGGCTTTCTGCCTATCCATCATTACTTCGACCTTAAGCCCGACGTGAGTCAGACTCAGATCCGCAAACTGCTCGACGACGCGGTCGAGGCTGGCACGGTCGAGGTCGGGCGCTGGCGCTATCAGAAGACAAAGTATGTCTGCAAGTGGTACCGACCTAAGTCCGCCGGAGCGTTCCTCTCTTAATCCACCCACACCATGCCCAACGCCCGACACCCCTACACCGAGACGCTGACCTTTGCCGGTCGCGTCCTCCCCCTCAAACGCCCGATGGCCGAGTTCGCAGCTCGACGCCTTCAGGCCATCCTCCCGCAGATCGCCGCGCTCAACGCCGCCGGCAAGTCTCAGGGCGATGCCGCCGCCGCGCTCGAGACCACCGTCACGACCCTGCGTCACTGGCTCGACATCACCGGCACGACTTGGGTCAACGTCAAACGCCGCGGCCCTTACTCCCGCAATGCCTGACCCATCCCACCGCCCCTACACTCCCATGACCATCATCCGACCGAACTCCAAGCCGCCCTTCTGGTGGCTCTTCCCCTGGGCTTACGCCCGCACCCTGCACATGAGCGCCAACGCCGTGAAGGCTTACGCTGACCGCCTCGACGACCTCCTCGACATCCAGCGCAGCATCATCGAGGAACAGGCCGCCGACATCCGGCTGCTCAAGGCTCGCGTCCGCGATCAGGACGACGCCATCATCAAGGGCACGGCCATCACCCCCGACGCCCACCCCCATGACTGACTTCCGCCATCTCGAAGGTATGCGGAACCTCATCCTCGAAATCTACGAGGTCAACGAACGCATCATGACCGGGGACATCTGCTCGGCCAAGGCCGCCATCGCGTCGACCAACGTGAAGAAGATTCTGAGCCACTACCACGAAGCCCTGCACGAAGACGGCGCCGTGAAGGTATCGCTCCAGGCTTACGTTGCCGCGGGTGGCTGGGTCGGCATCCAATACTCCTACGAGCTCGACGGCTTCGAGGTCGCCGGATCACAAGTCCCGAGACGCGTATGATTAAGCCCATGCGCCCCTTCTCCATCGTCGCCCTGTTCCTCCTCGGCTTCAACTCAGCTGCGGCCTCCGACGCTACCTTCCTCGAGGCCATCGCCATGGTCGAGTCCGGGCAGAATCGCAAGGCCATCGGCAAGGCCGGTGAGCGTGGAATGTATCAGGTAGGCAAGGCCGCCTGGAACGACGCTAACGCCCTGCTCGAGTCCGAGAAGCACTTTCACTATCAGTGGTCGCAGTGGCGCAACGTCACCGCCCAGGACATGATCGCGGCGGCTCATCTCCGCATCCTCCGCAAGCGCTTCAAGGCTGACGGCTACTCCACCCCCACCCCTGAGCAACTGGCCCTGGCTTGGAACCGTGGCTACGAAGGCGCCAAGTCCTACCACTTCGCCCCGAACGACTACGCCTTACGCGTCGGCAATCTTTTCCGCTTGTCCCAGCGTGGGAAGTGACAAGGGTCTTGCCCATGCACTTGCTCGTAGCGATAGACCCCGGTGTGAATGGTGGCATCGTCTGGTCTCTCGACGGTGATCCAGTCGAGTGCGCTAAGATGCCCGGTTCCGATGTCGAGGTCTGTCAGTTCCTCGCTGACTTGAGCTGCAAGGCCAAGGACGTAAGCCTGTACCTCGAGGAGCCTCCGCTCTTTGCCGGCAAGAACATCCCCGGCTCGGCCATTGGCAAATTGATGTGGAACACGGGCGTCCTCTACGGCGCCGCCGTCGCAATGGGCTGGAAGATTCACCGCATCCGTCCGGCCATCTGGCAGAAGACGCACACCTGTGGCACGAAGGGCGAACTGACCACGACCCAGTGGAAGAACAAGTTGAAGGCTCGCGCTGCTGAACTCTTCCCGACCCAGACCGTCACCCTCTGGAACGCCGACGCCCTCCTCATCTTCGACTCCGCTTCACGCGGCGCCATCAACTGAGTTTACATAACTCAGCCAAACCCTCCCTTTTGTAAACTATCTACCCAATGAAGAAAGACACCAAACTCCCGACCGAGTACCGCATCATCGCCGACTCGTCATACATCGTATTACCCGATCAGAAGGTCGCCCGCCTGCTGACCCCGACCGTCCGCAACGGCGTGACGTATTACAACCTCTTCGTCCCCGACTACACCCGGATGTCCCTGGCTGACATCGAGGCCACCATCAAGGCCGGTGAAGTCACTAAGTCCACGACTGACGCTAAATAATTTCCCACCATGAGCACCACGCCCAAATCCCAAACCCCCACCGCCGACCTAGTCGCCGCTCTCGCCGAGCTCGACAACGTCAAGGCCAACAAAGTAAACCCCGGCTTCAAGAACCGCTACGTCTCTCTCGACGCGCTGCTCGACGCCATCAAGCCCATCCTGTTCAGCCATAACCTGGCTCTGATCCAGACGCTCGTCAGCGAGGAAGGTAAGGTCGGCATCAACACCGCCTTCCTCCACGCCTCTGGTGAGCGCTTCGACTTCGGTCGACTGATGGTCAAGGCCGAGGGTCTCGACGCCCAGAAGATTGGCGGGGCTATCACCTACATCCGCCGGCAGTCCATCCAGACGGCTTGCGGTATCTCCGTAGACCTCGACGACGACGGTGCCACTGCATCCTTCAAGTCTCAGGTCGCCGCTACTGCGACTAACTTCAACCTACCCCCTCGCTCCCTCACCAAATGAGCCAGCCCGACTTCAACCCCTTCGACCCCATCTCCGCCGCGATGGGCGCCATGCACGGCCAGAACCTCCTCGCGGCTAAGGACGCCCGCATCAAGCAGCTCGAGGAACGCCTCGAAGGTATGCGCGAGGCCGGTGACGCGATCTGGTACTGCGTCCGCCACGCCAAGCGCGTCGACCCCGCCGAACTTATCGAGGCCATCGAGGACTGGCAGGAAGCCCGCAACCATGCCTGACACAAACGAGGACTTCTGGATGAAGGCTTGCCGCAGCGCCGAGGCCCGCAGTGATAACCAGACCCAGACCATTGCCGAACTCCGCTATGCTGGCAATCAACTCGCCCGCGTCATGCAGGACATCCTTGGCTCCGACATGATCACCTGCCAAATCTCTCGCGCCGTGATGACCTCATCCCTGGCTAAGTGGCAGAAGGCCAAGACAGGTCAATGAGTAGCCCCCTCCCCGCCGGCATCGAGCGCATCGCCCGGACCGTCAAAGGCCAGTACGCCCTGCTCCTGCTCCTCGATGGATACCCGTACGTCGAGATGACCGCCCGCAAACACGCCGACTACCTCTCCGACCTTGGGATGTGGAAGCGCAAGACGCACCCGTCGCTTGCCCGGTCACAGGTTCGCTTTTTCACGCTTGCCCCTAACGGCGAGATAAAGGAACTTACTTTCAACCGATGACCAACCGCGAAAATATCAAGCGCCTCGTGGAAAACATCACGGGCTCGTTAGCCACCGTCCAGCACATCGCCGGACGTTATGAACAGCACGACGCCGACATCATCACGCTGTCGGATTTAAACCGCTCGGCCATCACTGAGCTACAGGTCTTCACCGATCACATCGAGACGGCTGACGAAGCCGCCCAGGTTAAGCCCTTGCACGACCGCGTGCACGTCCTTGTCGTTCAACTCCGCGTCCTCCGCAATACGCTCGAGGCGATGGAGAACGCCGCCGACGCCGCTCTGGAAGATGTGCGCCGCATCTCGGCCAGCGTCGAGGGAGCCAACCCCGACGACGACGCCCTCTAATTTCCACCACAACCCAATAACACACCACACCACAATGCGTATCCCACCCGAACCGATCACCCACCGCGTCCTGTATGACGGCATCCAAGCGCTGAACTACTCCGGCTCGAAAGAGCTGCTCAAGTCCCCGGCCCACTACCAAGCCTACCTTAACCAGGAGCGCGAGGAGACCAAGGCCCTCCGCATGGGCTCGCTCATTCATTGCGCCGTGCTCCAGCCTGAACTGCTCAATGAGAAGTTCGTCACGGCCCCCGAGTGCGACCGCCGCACCAAGGACGGCAAGGCCACCTACGAAGCCTTCCAGTCCAGCCTTAAGCCGGGCATGACGGTCGTCAGCGCCGAAGAGTCCTGCGAGTGCCACATCATCGCCTCCGCCGCCAAGCACGCCCTCGAGCGTATGGGCGTTGAGTTCGAGATGACCGAGTTCATGTTCACGACCGATCACTGCGGCGTGCAACTGAAGTGCGCCATCGACGGTATCGGTTCCGATGGCTACCTCTACGACCTCAAGACAACCGAGGACGCGTCCCCTGCTGGCATCCTGAAGTCCATCCGGGCTTACCGTTACAACCTTCAAGCCTACTTCTACCGCCTGTGCTTTGAGACGGCCTTTGAGCGTCGCGTGCTTGGCTTCCGCTTTCTCTTTGTCGAGAAGGCCCCGCCCTACGCTACGGCATGGGTGGAGATTGGCCCTGAGCTGATGTCCTACGCCTGCTCCGACTTCGAGAAGGCGCTGCAAGCCTACCGCGAGTGCACGACCCTCGGCGAGTGGCCGGCTTACGGCGACGAGGTCCAGGTAATCGACATTAAGCCCTCTGCGTCCGCCTCCACCGCCATCACCTTTGCCTAATCCTATGACCACCGAAAACAACGACCGCCCCCCGCTCACCTCCATCTCGACCAATGGCACCTACAAGCTGAAGCTCATCAAACCGAAGTTTGAGAAGGTCAAAGTCTGGGAGGACGGCACATGCTCCGCCCGCCTCTTCTTCGTCGACGACAAGGGCTTCTGCCTGTCGAAGAACTTCTCCACCAAGTACGGCAAGGCCCTCGCCATGCTGGTCGGCAAGTACTCGGGTAAGTTCACCGAAGAGATCAGGCTCGACGCTACGGCGGCCGAGTACCTCCAGTACCTCGAACCCGCCTGCGGCCAGACCATCCTCGTCGGCGTGGAGTGCGAAGCCAATGGCGAGTACAACGGACGCCCGCAGTTCAAGTACAAGATGACTTATCCCAAGGGCTCCCAGAAGCCGACCGTGGCCGACACCCTCCCCGACGCTCCGCCCTTCTAAACGGCCATGACCGAAACACCCCCGCCGATGGCCGCCCCGACGCTCGTCTTGATTAGTGGGTTTGCCCGGGCAGGGAAGGACACGCTGGCCTCGGGCCTGCTGGAGTGGTCGACCCGACCCGCCGAGCACATCAACTTTGCCGACGCGCTGAAGGAAGCCGGTAACCACTTCATGGATTACCTCGGGCTCGACGGCAACTTCATGGCCGAGGACTTCAAGTGCGAGAACCGCGACGCCCTGGTTGCGATGGGTCGCTTCGCACGGCGCCTCGATAAGGATGTCTTTGCCCGCCACTTCGCCAACTGGTGCCCGGTGATGAAGCACCATGATCAGGTGGCCCCAGAGACCGTGGTCTGCTCCGACTGGCGCTACATCAATGAGCTGCGGGTCTGTCAGGACATCCTCTGGGAGAAGGGCTGGAAGGTCCGCACGGTCTACGTCTCGACCGCCGGCATCGGCCCCGCCAACGATGAAGAATTAGACAGCATCGCCGAGATACGCGCCTCGCACTCCTTCGACCAGGAATACATTTTCAAGCCAAACGGACGTCAGCAAATCATGTCCGAAGGACGCATCCTCGCAAAGTCATGGAGGCTCTAACCCTCGAGACGGTGGCATGGGCCCGCAAGGTCGGCCTGTCCCCTGATCGCGTCGCCTTCCTGCTGGCCTGCCCTAAGTACACGGTCAGCAAAGGTCACCGCAAGTCCGACAAGGTCATCACCGACAACCCGAACCATCATCTCCAACGCCTGGGCGACTGCTACTGGTTCCGTCTTCGTCGTCGCGGCACGGACATCGTCGAGAACATCGGCCACGACCTCCTGACGGCCCGCAAGCGCCGTGACGAGATGCTCGCGGCCTTCGACTCCGGCCAGCCCATCCCTCACCTTAACCGCAAATGAGCACCCCGACCCGCTTCGTAGCCTTTGGTGATAACCACGGTGACATGGCCGACGATGAGGCTACCGACGCCCTCTGCGAGTTCATCAAGGACTACAAGCCGACCGTCCGCGTCCACCTCGGCGACTGCTTTGACTTCCGATCGCTTCGCCGCGGCGTAGGCAACGACGCTGAAGGTGCCGAGTCTCTCATGGCCGACATCCAGGGCGGTGAGGACTTCCTCGCCCGCACCAAGCCCACCGTCTACCTGATGGGCAACCATGAGCACCGCACAGTTTCCCTCCAGCACACGTCCGGCTCGGCTATCGTCCGCGACTACTGCGCTGACCTAGAGGCCCGCATCAAGACCGCCGCGAAGAGCTGCGGAGCAAAGACTATCCTGCCCTACCACGCTGAGAAGGGCGTCTATCGTCTCGGGCCTGTGGCCTTCATCCACGGTTACGCGCACGGCCTGAACGCCACCGCAGAGCAAGGTAAGCACTACGCAGACCGGGGAGGCGCTCTAATCCACGGCCACACGCACACGCTCGCCCAGGTTAACTTGACCAAGGCCGAAGGCGGCGCCGCTTTCTCCGCCGGCTGTCTCTGCCAGAAGGACGCTATGGCGTACGCATCGCACCGCCTAGCCACTTCCCGCTGGGGCTCAGGCTTCGCCGCTGGATGGGTCGACGGCCACGACTGGAAGGTCTGGCTCGTTCACCGCGTCGGCAAGAAGTGGGTCTGGACGACCGACCTCAAGGTCTACACCCCGAAGAACAAATGAGGCCGTTCGACGCTCGCGGCCTAGTCGACGCTTTGCGTGGTGCTACCGTGCAGGACTTAGACGGCTGGATCAGAACCAAAGACCTGCTGCCCCTCATAGGCGTGAAGACCTTTGCCGGCATCCGCACGCCCCTCGAACGCATCGTCAAGGCTGGCTTCGCGGAGGTTAAACTCATCACTAAGAAAAACCTAGCCTACCGCCTGTCTAAGAAGTTCAAGACCTGGGGCGCGGCGCACAACGCCGCCATCGAGCTTAACCGCTTCAAGGCTCCCGTTGGCTGGGTCACGCTCACCCATTACGCCCGCAAGCACCGCCGCACCGTTCGCGGCATCCAGTACCGCGTCGACGGCATGGACATCGACACCCGCGTCTACAAGACGCCCCGCCCTGTCCCGCATTACCGCAGCACCGACCTCGACCGTCTCTTACGCAAAGCACCTTGACCTCGGGCACCCACGCCCACAAACCCCAACCCCTTCTTCCATGACCCCTCCGAACAACGTGCCGGCGGAACGCCACCTCCTCGGCGTTCTCATCCGTGAAAATCTTCCCTTCCCGGTTAATCTCAAGCCATCTGACTTCTTTGAGCCGAAGCATCATGACGTCGCCGCCGCAATCCTTTACCTTCAGTCCGATGGCAAGCCCGCCGACGAGGTAACCGTACCAGCCTATCTCCACTCGGTAGGCTCTTCGGTCGACTATACGTTCATCAATGACCTGACGGCCTACGCTGGCTTCGGAGAACTACGTCAAGAGCACATCGACATGATCGCCGACGCGGCCTTCATGCGCGAGGCCTCCCTTATCGCCGCCAAGGTAACCGAGCCCGACGCCCTTATCGAGCACTATGCCCGCTTAGCTGATAAGCGCAAGGCCCTGTCTGTTCGACAGGCGGCGCAACGCATGCCTATCGACGACCTGATGAAGTTCGACCGCAAGGCCGACCCCACTAACGTCCTCGGCAACCGCTGGCTCTGCCGCGGCGGCTCCCTGGTCATGGCTGGTCAGGCGGGCACCGGAAAGTCCGCCCTCATGATGCAAGCCGCCATCAACTGGACGCTCGGTCAGGATTTCTTCGGCATCAAGACCAACGACGGCATGAAGATGCGTACCCTAGTCATCCAAGCCGAGAACGATGCCGGAGACGTGGCCGAGTCCATGCAGGACCAGATCAAAGGCCTCGGTCTATCCGAGTTCCAGAAAGATGACCTCAAGGACCGGATGTTTATCTACCGCGAGAGCGTCGCCACGGGCAAGGAGTTCGGCGACGTGCTCCGTAAGCTCGTCATCCAGCACCAAGCGACGATTTGCTTCGTGGACCCTCTCATGGCATTTGTCGGCGCCGACATCTCTGAGACCTCCGAGGCCGCCAAGTTCCTGCGCCACATCATCCAGCCCATCCTCAACGAGACCGGCGTCATCATCGTCTTCATGCACCACACGGGTAAGCCGAAGTCGTCCAAGGACAAGGAAGGCCAGACGGCTGCCGACCTTGCCTATCAACTTTTCGGGAGTTCAGAGGTTACTAACTGGGCGCGCGAAATCGCCTGCCTACAGCGTTGCCCAGGGGAAGAGCAGATCTACCGCTTCGGCCTGACCAAGCGCCGTAGCCGTGCCGGCATGACCGACGGCTTCAAGACCTGCGGGGAAATCTACATTCGCCACTCCCCGAACCGCGATGAAATCCGCTGGGTACGCTCCCAGCCTCCCGTAGTCGACTCTGGGGAGGGCTATTAGACCCCTCTCCGTGGCTTCCTACGCCCCTTGCAGGGCTAGGTGGCTACCACCCCCGCCACTAGGCACATAACAACCCATTTTAGCCCACCCATGCACAAACATAAAAAACCGACGACAAAACCGACGACAAAACCATGTCTCTCTTGCAGTCCATGTCTTCTACATGGACATGCAATGAGAGAGGGAGGGAAGAATACGGCTCGCCTTGACGGCGGCCTATCCCCCTCCCCTCGAGATACAAAATACAACTGACGCACATGGCACACTACCGGAAGAAACGCACCCCTGCCCAAGTCGCAGCCGACAAGGTACGCTACGAGATCGCAAGAAACAACCGCATCGAAGAGCTGAAGACTTATGCCAAGCAATGGAAAGACCCAGCCCTTGAGCCCGTCATGCAAGCCCGGGCAGCCGTAGGCCGTAAGTCTATCGCCGAGCGCAAGACCATCGTTGTCCAATGCCTTCAACGCTTCCTTCAGCGACAGGATGAGGCCAACACCAGGCTAAGGTGGGTTCAGGTAATCCAAGCCGGCGAGACTCAGGTCATGACGTTAATCCGTCAGGCATGCCGCGGCCAGTCGACTAAGTTACGCGCCAAGTCTGCTGAGCATCTCTTCCGCACTATGGTCAGGGAGGGAATGTTCAGGCTAAACCTTAGCACAGGTCTTTGGGAGAACAGATGCAAGGCGCTCTAACCGTTTGCCACTTGCCCGCTGAGTAACATCCTTACCAAATGAGCGCGTGACCAAGGCCGCGAGTATCAACGACCTGACAGCGCCGCACGCTGAGGCTAAGTCGTTTGACGCGTGGTTCTTTGCCCAGCCCAAGAAGGTGCAGGATAAGATGCGTGAGTCCGGTGTGCTGCCTTACCGCGAGATGGTACAGAGTCGGCACGTCTTCTCCATCGACGCTAACCATCCGTCATGGGCGACCAAGGACGGCGATAAGGAACGCACCGAGGTCGACGCGTTCATCTCTCGCGATCATGTGGGAGTCATGCTCAAGGCGTTCATGGATGCGCTGGCCTGCACGTCATCGTTCCACTTCCGCCGGCACGTCGAGCTGATACGCTGGGCGCTGTCACTCCCTGGCTGTCTCGACTCACGCACCATTGCCCGGATGTATGGACGCTCGCACATCTGGGCACAGAAGCGTGCGCGTCAGATTCGCTCGACGGTGAACGGTGACGCGTGCGGCCTGTTCCCGCCGCACATCAACTCTCGACGCGATAAGCACAAGCAGCCGTGATGAATAAGGCCCATACACCCCCTCTAAGGAGTCTCCTAGACCCCCACCCTACCTGCTCGTGGCCCGACAC